GCCGTAGGGGCTGACCTCGTTCGGGTTGTTCATCACGGCCGAGGCTTGCGCCGCCGAGGACTGCGCCGACTGATCTGCACTCGCTTGTTTATACGGATCAGGGCTCTTTGGGCTCGACACCATGGCCTAAGTCCCCCTATTATATACAGCATGACCGGCAAGGAAATAGTGGCCAGCGCCTTGGCTTGTGAAAGCGACGATTGTTTCTTGTGGCCGCTCTCGGTCAATAAGCGCGGCTATCCGCAGATGAGCATCCGCGTTGGCGATGGGTGGACCGTCCGCGAAGTGCATCGAATCGTCTGCCGTCTCGCTCACGGCGAACCGCCGGGGCGACATGACGCCGCCCACCGTTGCGGTGTCCCGCGATGCATCAACCCGCGCCATCTGCGCTGGACGACCCGCAAGGTGAACATCGCCGAGGGGATGAACCACACCAATGATCAAAGCGGCGAGCGCAACAAACAGGCCAAGCTTACGGCTGCGGAAGTGCGAGCCATCCGTGCTGATCCCAGGCCTGACCGATTGATCGGGATCGACTACGGCATCCACCCCAACTACGTCGCTCAAATCCAGCGCCGGGACCGATGGGCGCACTTGCCTTAGCCAAGGGCACTCATGTTCGAGCATGCCAAAGATCAGGGCGTCCCGCGTTCCTTCTATCAAGAATCGACCAAAGCCCTCCTGTTGGAAGCCGAGCCTCGCCACTTGCTTGATGGCTTTGTAGTTGCCCGGCTCCACGAGCGCCGTAATGCGCTTCGCGCGCGTGAACGCCGCCTTGAAGATCGTCTTCAACAATCTGCGAGTCATCAGCCGCTGGTCGGCGATGGCGCACGACAGATGCCAGTCAAACCAGTTGCGCGGCTCCATGGTGAGCACGCCGACGACGGAGTCATGGTCATTATAGGCGGTGACACAGAGCCATTCGCGCATGTCGATATGGCCGAAAGGAATGCCGGTTTCGGTCTCCAGAAACTGGGTCGCTTCCGGGGTCAGCGGTGCGGCAAAAGAGAAGTGAAACGCGCTAGCCAAAGGCCGCCCCCGTCTCGTAAAGCACGTCGAAGCCGGCGATCGAGAACGAGCAATTGACGATCGACACCTTGACCCTGGGGGCGGCGACGCGGCCGATCGCGGCGACGCCGTTCTGGTACAGCTGCGAGGTCGGCTGCTGGGCCCAGTAGTCGACATCCCAGATCGCCTCGTCCCAGGTGCCGCCGATCGGCGCCAGCGACACGTCCGGCTGATTGATCGGCGGGCGCATGTCGTAGTCGACGCGAATATCGACATAGGGTTTGGCCAGCCCGTCGCTGATGATGTACGGGCTGATCATCTTAAAGGCTTTGATCGCCGAGGAATCATAGGCGCTGAAAGTCAGTTGCATATCAGCGGTGATCGGTCGGCCGTCGTCGGATTGCTGGCCGAGGCGCATCTCGTAGAGAATGCCGTCGTCGGTGCCGGCGAGCAGCCGCCGGGTGATCCACTGCCAGCTGCGCGACGGCACGTCCGACCAGCTGCACCACACCGGATCCGGCATGAACCGGACCATCTGCCGATAGACGTTCGGCGCGCCGGTCGGGAAGTTACAGATCGCCCAGCCGGCGTGATAATTGAGGATCACCTGCCAGCCGGGATAGAGGTTCTTGCCGTGGGTCAATTCGGCAAACAGGTCGGTGACGTTCTTGTCGGTGGTGCCCAGCTGCTCGCTCTCGGCGCGCAGCATGGTCGACATCGGCACCAGGCCGGTGTTGATGAACACATAGAGGTCGCCGCCGTAGTTGATGAACGAGCGCATGCTCATCGGCGCGTCGAACTTGAAGATGCCGGTCAGTGCGAAATCGCTGTCGGGGTCGGTGCCGTTGTAAAGCACCGCCTCGCCGTTGGAGGAGAGCAGCACCAGCTGGTCCTCGGTGCCGGCGCCGCCGTCGAGCGTCCAGCTGGCCATCGCCTTGATGTAGCCGCCGCGCCGGAACACCGCATTGAGCGGCAGCAACTTCAGCTGCCCGCTCTTACTTTGTATCGGCAGGTAATAGACCGCGAGATTGGTTTTATCGCAGAACCATAAGCGGTTCATGTGGCTGAGCACGGTGTGGAATTTCTGCGGATCGACCCAGGCTTCACCTGTTGGAGGTGTGATCGCCTCCTTGGCCACCGAGCCGAGCGGATCGGCGACCACACCCGTCGTCTGCGCCGCAGCGGCCGAGGAGGTATCGACGCCTTCCAGGCTGAAGGTATTGGCCGGCGTGCCGACCGAGATCATCTTATGGGTGCCGTTGGCGTTGGTGAGGCCGGCGCCGACCGCGCCGCTGATGGTGACTAGGCGACCGTTGACGAACTTTGAGATGTCGGCCGCCGCGACGGTTAAGACCGCCGGATTGGTCTTCGACAGATTGGTGACGGTGACCGGGGTCGCCGGGTCGACCACGCTGCCGCCGTCCCACGACCAGACGCCATCGGCGCCGTTGACCATCACCGTGTAGTCGCGGTCGCCGAGATTGGAAAAAGCGGTCCAGTTCCATTCGTTGGAGGTGAAGCCGGAGGCGATCACCGTATTGCTTGGATCGTAAAGCTTGCCGTTGCAGGCCAGCGCCCAGCTGTCGCTATCGCCGTAGAACGGCACGATGGTTTCGATCGGCCTGGCTTCCGGCAGCGTCTGGATCCTGGCCAGGCCGGGCCGCACGGTCACCCGGTCCTTTTCCACGATCCAGTTATCGAGCACGCTGGCGGTCAGCGCGTCGCCTTGGACCATCGTTGAGTTGAGCGACAGGCCTCGGGTCGGCGCCTGCAGATGCTTGACCTTGGCGAGATCCTTCTTGACCCGCACCGGCTGGGATTTGGTCGCGTAGCGGGTGGCGCCGAGCCTCACTGGATGACGCCCCCGTCGATCTCGCTGTAGAGGTCGAGCAGCCGCTTGTTGGCGCGGCCGGCAAGCTTGTTCAGCCGGGTCGAGAAGTCGCGCAGCGGCTCGCCGAATTCGAGCCCCTTGGCCGCCAGGAAGCGGAATTTCAGCCCAGCGACCGCCAGGCGGCCGTCGAACAGGATCTGGTCGGTGTCGGCGGACGGCACCATCTTCTTGGTGCCGTCCGTGCCGAGCAGCCAATAGCCGTCGCCCAGCTGCTCCTTATAGGGCTGCTCCTCGGTGACCTCGTCAGCCACCGCCGACAGCAACGCCGTCATCTGGACGATGTCCTGGTCGACCGACCCGACCGCCTGGGTGACCGGCCGCTGGGTGATGCCGATCTCTAGGCTCGCCTGGCTGACGGCATCCTTGACGGTGAGCAGCGCCATGATCAGGCCGCCACTCTGCCCTTGAGGGCCGACAGCATGCCGTCCTGCGCCTTGATCGTGCCGCGCAGTTCGTTGACCTGCTCTTTGAGCACCGCGATCTCGGCGTCGCGCTCGCGGATCTTGACCTCGAACTGGCCGAGTTCGGAACTCAACTCGATCATGGCCTTGGCCCGCTGCGCCAACTCGCGTAACTCGCCCGGCATCTTGTCGGCGCCGCCGCCGCGCTCGCTGAACTTGGCCAGCGCCTCGACGGTGTAGATGTCGCGGGCCGAGAGCATCTTGACCATGGCGGCGGTCGCCGCCGGCCACAGCACCAGCGGAAAGCCTTCTTCCTGGGGGATATTGGCGGCGCGCTTTTCCTTCTCGTAGAGGCGGTAGGCGTCGGCGTGGACTTCGTAGTCCTCGGCCTCGGCCTCGCGGGTCTGCAGCGTGTAGGGCGGCACCGACAAGGTAATCATTAATTTCGGGACGTAGCGGGGCAGCCCGTCCTCGCTGAGCCCGTCCGGGGCATAGCCGTCGAAAAAGGCGGCGAGGGCTTGGGTTTGGTCGGCCATAAAAGTTTCTCCTTTGGCTAACGAAAGGGGGAGTGGGGAACCGGGTTAGCCGCCGGCCCGCCACCCCCTCAACCGCCGCGCCGCCCGACAGGACTCGGCGCGGCAGCGGTGGTCAGGTGCCGGTAGCGGTGAGCCGCCCCTGCATCGATCTGTTGGACAGGGTCAGGGCGCCCATAAACGCCAGGTGCCTGGTGATCGCGTCCATGTCCGGTGACTGCTCGGGCAGATCCAGCTGCTCGAAATTCCGGCCGCTGTAGACCTCGAATTTCAAATATTTCGTGTTCAGGAAATAGGCGCCGGTCAGCCCGGTCGCCGCTCCATCGAATACAATAACAGCCGACTTGTATTTCAGTGTTTCGAAGCCTAGCGCACCCAGCTTGGCATCTGTATAGCGCTGATTTTCCTGCAGGCCTGACTCGTAGGTCGAGTAGATCTCGGCATCGGCCGCGACCAGGTCGGGGTGCTCGGTGCCCCGGATCAGCTTCATCCACAGCGCATTCATCGCCGCCTTGAGCGCCGGATACTGCAGCCCGGTGGCCCGGGTGACGACCTGGAACTGATTCATCCAGAAGGGCCACTGACCGGGAGGAGTCGGGCCGGCGACGATGCCGCCGACAGTGCCAAGGCCATCGGCGGTGACCATCGCTTTGAGGCCGGCGAACGACTTTGCTACAGTACCGTCGCCGTAAACGGCTTTGGTAATGTTGTTTTTCATGGTGGCTTCAGCGTTCTGAACTTTGCCCTCCAGCAGGTTCATGACCCTTTCCTTGCCCCTATTCTTGGCAAGATCTGGTCCAGAAAGGGTAATAGAAGCAACTGCATTGGCCGGCGCGTAATCAGCCTCGGAAATCGTCTCTTTAACCGCGCGGGACAGTAGTTCTGTACCGGCATACCAAGCAAACGTTTCCTCTGCATAGGTCAGCGGGCAAGCAATGGCTTTGCCGCCATCGATAATACGTATGCGATTGCCTTCGCGCAGCATCGCCGTGATGGCGTTGCTGTTGGATACATTGTCGGCGAATTCCTTGTGGTAGTTATTGAGGGTAGTGGCAACTAGCTGGGTGACTGTAGGTTCAGCCATTGGAGGCTCCTGAGAGTTCAGAAGCCGACCTCGTCAGCCGACGCTTCGATCGAAGCCCGCAATCCCTTCGCCTCGCCGTTGGCAGCCGGCTGGCTGCTGACCCGCGAGGTCGTTCCGCGCACGTTGGAGCGCGCCGCCTGGCGGGCTCGTTCCTGTGCGTGCCGCTGCTGCACACCGTTTTGCTGCTGTGCGATCAGGCGGTTGCGGATCGACGGAGTGCGCCAGCGTGCCTCTTCGTAGGCCTGCCGAATGTCCAGCTGCGGATTGAGCCGGTACATCTCGATGAGCGCCGGGAGCGCTTCGTCGAAATCCGGCCGCAGGCGGTTGCCCGCTGCGTCCGTCTCGTCGCCGAATTGATCCACGGTCCATCGGGTGGCCCTGAGAGACTGAGCCTGCCGCTCTT